GGGGTCGGCCTGCATGCGCTCCTGCTGCTGGAAGCCGTCGTCGTCGAGAAGCCAGAAGCGCAGGGCAAGAAGTGCGTTGGGCGCGGCGGTGTGTGCTGCGCTCACCTGCGCCACGTCGGGGTCGAGGATGCGCACGACAGCCGGCTGCAGTGCGCGCATGTACTCCAGGTCGGCCGGCCGGTTGTGGCCCGGCGCCCAGTAGACCCCCAGCCGACTTGCTCTGCTCATCATGTGCGCTTCTCCTCGCTCTTGCCTTCGTGCCCAATGTGTCGGTCGATGAGCGCAAGCGTCGCCACCATGGGCCGAATCGTCTCGACCAGCGTTGTAATCGCGCCGGTGTTGGCCTCGACGACGTCAATCATGCGCTCGGTCGTGGACTGGTAGTTCTGTGCGTTCTGGCGCTCGTGTTCAAGCTGGATGGCGAACTCGGCGCGCGTGCGCTCCTCACGCGCCGCCGAGCGTTTGGCGGCGGTGTCCACATACCGCTGCGCCAGGTAGAAGATGCCGACCAGCATCAGCCCCAGCAGAATCGCATAGCCGCCGCTTGACTCAAGCGACTTGAGCGCCTCTTCCACGCCGACCCCCTTTTGCGAAGACCTGCCTACTCGCGCAACTGCCCGCCCGCGCCGCGCCCTGCATCCTCAAGTGCCGTGGCCAGCGTATAGCTGACTGCCGTGACGATGGTGAGGATGGCGGAGACCAGCTCCGTCTGCTGCACATCCGAAAAGTGCAGCAGCCCCAGCGCCGTGCCCAGCGACAGCACGCTTGCCCAGAACTTTCTGCTCTTCAGCACCCCGATCCACTTCTCCATTCGTTTCCTCCGGTTTCCATGAATTTCAGATTGACTGTCCGAGAGTTGCCGTTCACCACTCCCTACTCCCCACTCCCTACTCCCTGCTGTTGCTTTTCCTTGCTGTTGCAGTTCTTTGCGTTCTTTGCCTCCTTTGCACCTTTGCGTTGAGAAGTTGGTTGTGGAGCGGCGAGGTGGTCTTGCACCACCCTTTCCGGGTGGGAGTCCGGCGCGTCACTGGCTCGCCTTCGCCGCATGGGTTAAGCCCGTATGAGTCTCTTCGTCTCGCGTCCCATGGCATCCTGCGCATTGCCGCTCTGCGCTTCGTAGGCGGGGCGCAGGAAGGGTCGCTTCGCCACGCCGGGGTGGTGCACACGCCGGTAGACACCCCAGCCGGGAATGGAGAGCGCCTGCTTGCCGCCGCGTGACCTGCGCTTTGGCTGAATGACGTGCGCCTTGATGCCGTACTCGGCCCAGACGGCGAACTTCACCTGCCGCTGCGGCCCCACACTCACCACCACGCGCACGGCGCTGCGGGATGTCGTTCGCTTGCCCAGGTTGTCTGCCACATAGTCCGGCGCACGCGTTTTCGCGTCGGTCAGCACGACGTCTGCGCCGGCGTTGCAGATGGTCTCCAAGCCGGCGCGCACATCCAGGTTGCGCCGCTTGAGCTCGTTGACCACCGTTTCCAGCCCCTTGATTTCGATGACACTCGCAGGCATGGTTTGCTCCGGCCATTACTCAAGCATGTGGCAGAAGAGCAGCAGCTCGCGCTGCCGACCGTCGGGGTCCATGACGGCCTCGACTTCGTACACCGTACCGGCACTGCGCAAGCGCGTCGTGCTGGGCGACAGTCCGTCAATCCAGCGGATGCGCGCCTCCATGGTCAGGCGTGCGGCCCGCTGCTGGCTGACGCCGGCAAACGCCTCGCGCGTGGCACGCATGGAGGGCGTCAGTTCACCCCAGACGGCGGTCGCAGTCGTCCAGCTTTCCACCGGCTCGCCGTAGCCATCTTGTGCCGTGGTCAGCGCCTGTATCTCAATCCGCTTGCGCAGCCGCCCCGCCCGCATCTGCATCCCCCGTCTCGCCTCCGGCCTGGTCTTCGCTCACAGCATTCTGCATCTGCGCAATGAGTTGCATCTGTGCGCGCATGGCCGCCATGTTTGCCTCATCGTCCTTCTGTGTACGCTCCCTGCCAAACTCCAGGAGAAAGTCCGTAGGCTGGAAGACCCTGGCGTGCCTGTCGCGGTTGACATTGGCCACGGTCGCCGCCACGATGCCTGCGTGCAGGTTGGCCCTGCGCTCCCCAAACGGCTCGACTGTCTCGTAGGCCATCCACGCCGTCAGCTCGCGGCTGTCCAACTCGCCGAGCAGCCTGCGCACGCTCATCCCCAACGCCAGCGCGAGACGGAAGAGAAAGCGCCGTCTGGGGTTCAGGCGAAATCTTCGGCCATCTCCGCCACGTCCTCATCGCGCAGTCCCGACAGGCGCATGGCCACCGCAAAGATGCGGTCCAGCGCCCGTGCACTCTTCTCGCCCAGCGCCTCGATGTCGTGAAAGGCAAAGAGCCTTGCGCCTGCCTCGTCCACCACGCTCAACACCACCAGCCGTGCGCGCAGGTTGCGCGTATTGGTCTTCACGTCGCGCCCGTTGCGCTGAATGGTCTCGCCCTCAAACGCATCGCGCTCGGCGCCGGTGAGGCCGCGCACGCGCACGCTGCCGCCCCACTCGGGCACTTCCACAACCTCAGTCACCACATCCTGCGCCGCCAAAATCGCTTCCTTGCTCAGCAGCGCCACCGACTTGCCCATACCCACCTCCAGGTAAAACTGCATACATTCGACGCAAAGGCGCAAAGACGCAAAAGAAACGCAAAGAACAACAAAGGCAAGGAACGGCAACTCTCTCGCTGGCTCTCTTCGGTTGTTCTTTGCGTTTCTTTGCTTCCTTTCCGTCTTTGCGTTGAGACGTTGTTGTTGTCAGTACTGTGTGACGGCGCCGGTGATTTTGAGCGTAGCGTTTGCCTCGAGCTTGCCGTCGAAGGGTGCGCTGGGCGCGAAGGCCGTCACCAGCGCGGTGAAGGTGAAACCGCTCGCCGGCGTGGTCGGGAAGCCGATGGCGAACTGGCTGGCCGCACGCGTCGTGAGCAGGTGCAGCAGGCCACCCGCCGTGTTCTTGTGCGTGGCCGTCGCCGGGTCGTAGTTGAGACGCAGTGTCACCTCGCCGGCGTCGATGAAGCTGGCCGCCACTTCCCTGTACGCGCTGGCGCTGTCGTGCGACGTGACATCCAGCGTATCCACGCTCCAGCCGGGCCCTTCGATGCTGGTAACGCCGACCACGGCCGTGCCCGCCGTCCCCCCAATCTTGAGCGTTGTGCCAAAGGCACTGACTCCAGGCATTTGTTACTCTCCTTCGCTAATCTGTTCTCTCTTGAGCAGCTACTCAGCCGCGCCAGTGCATCTCGAAGTCCACAACGACCAGGTAGAGTCCCAGCAGGTCGTCGTAGAGGTCGGCGTCCTCGTAAGCCTGCGGGATGCTCACCGTCAGCCCGGAGAGCACGCCCCGAAAGCCCGTCAGCGCCAGCCGCACCGCCTCCGCCACGGCCTTGGCCGCGCCATAGGTGGGGGCGAGGCATGTGTACGAGATGCGCCCTGTACGCAACTGTTCCCAGCCGTCATGTCCGGTCACATCCGCACCGCCCAGCAGGTCGTAGATGATGTGCGCAGTCTTTGTGTTCTGCGGCGCTTTGGTCGGGTAGATGCGGTTGCCTGCCAAGTCGGCAATTGCAGTCGTCCCCCGCAGCTTTGTGGCAAGCGCCTCTTCAATGCGCATAAATCACCAGATGTACCTGAACCTGTATGGGTCGAGCGCCCAGTGCGCGCTGAAGGGCACCTTCTGCGGCATGCTCGTGCCCATGACGACCGCCTCACGGTTCTCGTGCATGTGGCCCGTCAGCCAGCGGATGGCCTGCTTGATGCCATCCGGTACGGCCTGCGGCGCGCCGTAGCCACAGACGAACTGCACGGCCACCGGCAGCCCAACGTCGAGCGCCTCTGCAGGCCAGCTTCTGCCCGGCGCAAGCAGCACTACACCAGGCTCGCGGCTTGTTACCACGCGGTAGGCGTCGGCGTCAAGCATCAGAAGCTCTTTCGCTTCCGTCGCGTACTGCACCCATGTGACGCTCTGCAGCGGCGGCATGGGCAGCTCCAAGGTGCCGTCGGCGGGCCAGCCGGCAAAGTGCGCCTGCCATGTCTGCGTCACAAAGGCGCGGCCTGTGTAGAGCTCCGCCCAGGCACGCGCTGCAGCCAAATAGCCGGAGATGAGTGCGTCTTCGTCTTCCCCGCCCACGCGCAGGTGCTCCTTCACCTCGTCGAGCGTCAACGGTTCATGCATCGGCGGCGTCACCAGCGTCCACGCCTGCGCCTTCATGTCGCTATGCCTTCCGCTTGGCAGCACGCTGCGCCGGTGCGGTGGCAGTCTCAATGGGTGCGAGTGCGGCAGTCTCTACATCCGCCGCTGTTTTAGCCTGCGCAGGTGCCACTTCGACGTATCCGGCGCGCAGAAGGTCGTCGGCTTCGTTGTCAATGAGTGTCACGAGCTCGCCTTCCACCAGCGCCACAAAACGCCCCGCCGCCATCGCGTTGACCGTCACCAGGACGATGTATTCAGCCATTCCCAGCGTCCTCCCTTTCCCGTCACAGACTCAATGCCGTAGTGCAGTCACTTCGACATAAAGCCATGCGCTGTTTCCTGTCGTTGCTTGCCGCTGCCGTTCCTTGCGTCCTTGCCCACCTGGCGCCCTTGGCTGTTCCTTGCGCCCTTGCGTCAGGCAGTGCGCAGTGTGCAGTGCGCCGTTATGAAGCCGGGTGCTTGCCGTAGAGCACTGCCGCCGGCAGCAGCACCTTGTAGACAGCACGGAAGTAGTAGTAGAGGTTCACCTGCCCACTCCCCGCCGCACTGAAGGGGTCGCGCAGGAAGGTCAGCCCCGGCGCCTCGCGCATGCCCATGAAGTTGAAGTTGCCGAAGATGAGGCTCTTGGCATTGGCCGCCACACCCGGCACCCAGTCGCTGTTCTGCACCGGATAGCCCCAGAGTGCATTCACGTTGCCGTTGGGCGTGTTCACGAACTGCCAGTTGTTGCCTGTCAGCGCCAGAAAGGCATAGTGTGTGGCCCGCTTCATGAGGAACTGGGCACCGTCGGCATAGCCCCCTTCCAGGTTGCGGATGATGAGCGGCACATCCGTCTCCTTGACCGTGGCCGCAGCCCCCAGCGTCACGCTCGTGCCGTTGGCGAGGGCTTCCGCGACAAGCAGGCTGTTGTGCGTGAGCGCCAGCGCCCTGCCCACATAGTCGTTAAGGAACTCGACAAGGCGCGAGTCCTCGTCCTGCAGCAGTTCGTCGGAGAGCTGGATCTTCTTGGTGTACTTCTGCAGCGTGAGCGCATGCTGGCCCAGTACGGGTGAGTCTCTGTCAAAGGCAGCCGCTTCAGCCGAGCTCACAAAGACATTGGCCATGCCGGCGTCGTAGGGCACGTTGACCGTGGTGCCTATGCCCGGCACCCTGCGCACGCCCAGCGCACCGGCGAGCATGCCCTCGTTGCGTTTGGCGATGATGCCCTGGTAGTGGCCCACAGGCACGGTGTAGCCGCCGTCGGCGGGTGTGCCGATGTTCATGTCGGTGTCGTTACTGGCGCGCAGTTCGCGCACCGCACCCGCATCACCCGTGCGTACATAGTGGGCGATGGCGCGCTCTTCACTGTCGCCACGCCTGGTGCGCAGGTTGAGGTTGGGGATCTCGACCTGCACGACGGGCGATTGCTGCTGTGCAGGCACACCATCGCCGCCGGACACGCCACCCCCTTCCAGTGCCAGCCGCTCCTCGCGTACGAGTTGGCGATTGAGTTCTTCCACCCCGACCATCGCTTCGTCGAAGGCGGCCTCGTCCTCCTCCTCGAGCACTCCCTTCTCGCTGATTTCGGTGGCTTTGGCCACCAGTTCCGCCTTCTGGCGGCGCAGTTCAATCACGCGCATGTTGCTTGCTCCTTGCTCCTTTGTGATGGACGATTGAATCCTGTCTTGCTCACGCAGCTGCCAGTCGCAGCCGTCGCTCTCTGATTGCCTGTGTCTGGTCTGTCTGTACCTGAATCAGCTCGTCCTGCGGTTGCTCATCCGCCGGCACAGAATTCCCGTTTACATCAGCCGACTCTTCGGCGAAGTCGTTCTCTTCCGCAGGTTCCAGCTCTGTGCCATCCTCTGACGCAGCAGGTGCGTCGGTTCCCTGTTCCCCGCTCCCTGCTCCCTTTGCCCCCTCCCGTCCCGGCCACTCGCGCAAGCTCACCTCCGTCTGCGGGTAGGCAGGAAAGGTGACTGGAGACACTTCATAGAGCCGCACCTCCTTGAGCAGGCGCAGCCGCTCACCCTTCTCGCCGTAGCTCTTCTCGTCCTCGATAACAGAAAAGCCAAAGGACATCTGGCTCACGTCGCCACGGCGCACATTCTCCAGAAAGCCGGCGTAGAGGGGCCCTTCGGGCGGGTCAATCTCCACGCGCAGGCCCCGCTCATCCTCTGCCAGGCGCAGCGTGCCGTTGGTCGTGCGCCCCAGCACAAAGGCCGGGTCGTGGTTCCAGAGCGCCCGCACGTCACCCGTGAGCGCCACACCAAACGCACCCGGCGCAATCCGCTCGCGAAAGCCGCCCAGGTCTTCACTCCACTCGCCGAAGACAGCGGCATACCCCGCCAGCGTGGCCGCACCCGACTCCCCCTGCCGCACCTCCAGCGCCGCCTCAAAGCACCGCTTCTCCATTCACCGCCCCTCCATCTGCCTGCACTGAATGCCGCGCAATTGGTGTTTCTATATCGGTCGCAGTTGCTGTTCTCTGCTTTTCTTCGCTTTTCTTTGCGCTCTTTGCTTCCTTTGCGTTCTTTGCGTTGGGGAGTGGCAGTTCGCTGTTTGCAGGTGTCATGTTGAGCGGCACCAGATACTCATCCCCACCCGCCACCGGGTTCATGTTCTCCAGCGCACGGATGTCGTTGACGCTCAGCCAGCCCCACTGTCGACCCAGCGCATGCGCCTGGTAGCGCGTCATCGTGTCCGCCTGCAAAATGCTGTCACGAACATGCTCCACGAAGTAGAGCCTGCGCTCGCTTGCCGTCATGAGGCTGGCGTGAATCACCTGCTCAATCTGGCGCAGGTAGGGACCCAGTGAAAATTGCAGAAACTCCATGTACTGGTGCTCGATATTCGAAAAGGTGGCCCGCTCCATGTCGCCGATGAGGTGGGGCGGCACGCCAAAGGCACGCGCAATCTCCGTCACCTGGAATTTCCGACTTTGCAAAAATTGTGCCTCTTCCGGTGGCACACTGAGCGGAACCACGTCCATCCCCTCTTCGAGGATGCGCACGCGGTGGGCATTAGACAAGCCTTCGTGCTCGCCTGCCCAGCCGGCACGCAGGTTGGCGTACGCCTTGTCGCTGAGCGTGCCCGGATGCTTGAGCACCACCCCCGGCCGTGCGCCATTGCCGAAGAAGCGGCTGCCAAACTCTTGTGTGGCCAGCCCCAAGCCCACCGACTCGTTGATGAGCTGCCTCACCACCGAGTAGCCTGTCACGCCGTTGCCGCTGAGGCCGCGCAGGTGCAGCACCTTCCACTGCGGCAGCCAGATGACACTGCCTGTGGGCAGCGTGCAGCGGTAGACAAGCGCACCGTTGCGCCGCTCGACTTCCACCCTATCCGGCCGCAGCGGCCAGAGTGCGCTGACTGTGCCCGCATCCGACCAGGCGATCTCGGCATAGCCGTTGCCCCAGAGCAGCACGCCCTGCATGAGCCAGCGGCGCAGTTCAAACGCGCTCATCTCGGGGTTGGCCTGCTCGTGCAGGATAGGGTAGAGCGGATGTTCAGGTGCGCGTTCCTTGCCGCGCGGCGAGAGCCGCTTGTAGACGGGCAGCGGCAGCATGGCCACCGAGTTGGCGAGGATGCGCACGCAGGCGAGCACGGCCGTGTGGCGCAGCGCGGACTCCTCCGACACTGTCACGCCCGAAGTGGTGCTGCGTGCGCCTTCCAGCGAGGCGAGCACGGCGCTCTCCACACTGCTCAGGGCGCCGCTGGAAGTACTGCTCTGCCTCTCTTCGACCGGCTCCATGCCCAGCAGCCGCTGCCACCAGCCCATCTGCACCCCGCCAACGCGATACGCCTGGAAAAACAAAAAGACGCCACGACTCGATGGTCATGGCGTCTGGGCGCTCTTGGATATTGGATTCAGTCAGGCAGTGCCGGCTGGGGCGTTCCCCCGAGACAGGTCTGGCGACCTGTACACTCCAGCCGGCACTTGGTACAGTCTAGCACAGTTGTTCGGTAGAGGCAATCTCAATATTTCTGCAATTTGCACGCCACACCAATAGCGAACCACTTTGGTCTCGGCAATGAAGCCGTATCGCATGTACGGATTGCGCCAGTCGGCGCCAAGCCGCTATAGGCCATTTGGCGCGCACCCTTAACGCCGTTCTACGCTAGCAACTTCGTTTCAGTGCGCGTATTCTCATTGCATAGCCGAATGCTCTTGCCTCTTTCCAATCGCACGGAAACCAAATCATGAAAATGTGGACTCACATTGTAACCATCTTGGGCGC